CCCATTCCCATGCCGCCGAAGGCCATGCCGGCGGGGCCAAATGCGCCCATGCTTGCTGCGGACATGCCTAGATTGCCAAGCGTGCCCAGTGCCGGCCCCATGCCGCCTGTTTTGCTTGTTGTCGTGGACGTTCCAATGCCCGCCGGAATAAGCCCCGCCGTTGAGAACATCCCAGCCAGAGATGCGAGCGGATACTGCTTCTCCATCATAAACTTGTCGTAAGCTTCTTTTAACTTTGCGCCTTCGATATCCATTGGGATGCTGCCCGCAGTCATCATGGCGCTTAAATTGGCCAGCTCATCCTTTTTAGCCGCGCCGGCTGTAGATGTCATGCCAAGGGCGCCTGCCATCTTGGCTTGATTTTCAGCCGCCACAGCCGCTTCGCCATAACTCAAGCCTTTTTGCATCAGCTCGGAAACCATCACGTCTCGCTGCGTGTCATAAGCAGCTTCACGCTCGCCCTCAAATACGCCGCGCCGCACGTTACCAAAAGCGCCTGCCTTAGTGACGCCCGCAGCCTCACCAACGCGCTCTTGCGCACGTCTGCGCTCCGCTTGAGCCATCATGGGGTCGATGACGCCCTCTGTGTACATGTCCTGATACCCACGCACACGCGCCATGCGCTGCTCAGGCGTTTCCGCAGCAATACCAGAATAAACATCAGCCGCCGCCGCATATTCCTCTGGCGTTGTCAGGCCGCCGTAACCCTCATATGCGGCTTTCATTAAAGGATCCATTTCGGCAACTGTCGTGCCTGCGTATTCCTCATATGGGGTTTCTGCTATGGCATACGTTTTGTCGTACAGATAATCCAAAACTTTCTTTTGGAATGGATCCATAGTGCTTGTGGTTGTTTCGGTGCTGCTACTGCCCATTATCGTATTTCCATCTCATAGTGCGTATAAATTGGCCGGAATGTAGACCCTTTAACATATTTTTCAAAGCCTTTGCGGCCATCTGCCTCAACGGCGTCAAGGTTAGCGTCTAAAGCCAACCCCGCCAAAACCTTTACTGCCTCGTCCATCCATATATGCATGTACTTACCGCCCATAAATTCTATCTTGAGGTTCTTACGTTGAGGGTGTTTCACAACGCATGTGGTGATCGCTGCGGTCAACTTGTCTCCAACGTAAACTAGCCACAATATAGATGTGCCAGCCATTATATCTTCTCTTACATCTTCCAGATTGACGTTTTGGTCAACCCGTCTAACCGCTGGGGCCAGTAGCTCCAAGCCACTGTCGATGTAGTTTGCAACCTCGCCCTCCGGCACTGGTAAGACCGTCACACGCTGCGCTTGCCCGAATTGTACAACATTATCAATCATCCGTGAAGCCTCGTAATCGAAAGCGTTGACGCAGGTATTGCGGGCACTGGAGAAGACGCTGCGGTGTAATTCAGGAAGCCACTTGTGCTGTCAATCATGTAATTGACTTCAAGATATTGCCCCGCCGTCACGGTAAATATCTGCGTGCGGGATGTCACCAGTGTGGCGTTGTTCTGGTGCAGCGCAGTCGTCATTGCGCTATTGGCGACGTCAGTGCCATTTATACTTGGCCAGAAGTAGAAGTGAACCGTGCTGGCTGACGTCGATGATATTTGCGCGGAAAACGAAATCACATATTCTCCAGCTTCCTCGAAAACAATCCTTGAAGCTGGTGTTCCTTGTGTTATTCCTTCATTGCCGGTGGGAGCGTCGTAAGTCAGCTTATAAGCTGTATTCGCAACCGCCGGCACGACGTCAGCCGTTTTTATAAAATCAGCGTGGCCATCTTCCAGAACAATTTGCCTAAACTCGCCATTCTTTGACACAACAGGGTAGCCGTTTACGTTATCCCATAAGATGACGCCGTTTTCAGCGGGACTACTGTCAGGCGTCTTAAACCCCAGCTTGTACAAGTTGATCGTCAGGTAGCGCGTCAGGCCCCTTCCCCATTGGCGTAGATCATCGCCAATCGGTGGCAGTATCGGAGATGCCATTACCGGCGCCCTGCCGGCTTAACGTCAACGCGCATATTGCCTACACGCCACGCGGCCAGCTTAGCGCCTTCAACGCGCATCCTTAGCTGGCGCCCAGCAAATCGCACAGACGTCGGATTGGTGGGCGTAAATGGCCCGTGGCTTGTCTCTGTGTCGTTTGGATAAAAGCGTGTCTTAAATGTCACGTTCACGTCGCCCTGCGTGTTTTCGTCCGGTATTAACTGCGTGACATGCGCTGTCTGGTCGCCGTTTCCAATCGAGACAGGGCCGCTTTCTGCGAATACTGCGCCGCTGTCTACGTTCAACCCGACCTCATGCTCAAAGATACTGACAGGCCCGCCAACCGCAATTGTATTGCCCATAGAATTACCATGCACCGTGCAATAGTATTTTAAGCTGTCTGGCGCATCAGCCGCAACAACGATAGTTACTTTTGCTCCAGCTTGTCCGGCTGTGCCTGTCGTAGTTACGCCGGTTGTGTATGACGCATCTGCGCTTGTCCTAAACGCGAAGGGGTGCCCAGCGTTTGAGGCATCTGAAAGGTCAAACACATATGTGTTTCCTCGCGCAAAACTTAGGGTCGGGGCAGACCCAGAAATGCCCTCTATTGCGTATTTATTTCCGCCATCATTCACAACCGTGACAGTGTAATTTACAGTTTGTGAATATTCTCCAGACATAAATGGATAGCGAAAAACGCCACGCTCTGTACCCGACGTGCGCGCCAAGTTACCAATCAGCCAATGCCGCTCGGTGTAGTCGTAGGCGACATATCTATCGATCTCGGTGCTACCTTCGGAGCAGTAAAACCACCAAATCTCTCCAAATTGCCCGTTTGCCACGCCCCACACTTTAGATTGCTGCGCGTTGTTAAAGTCGCCGAAAACATAATCATGCACGTCACACGGCAGTTCGCGCACACTGTTTCCATCAAAATAGAAGAACCCACGCTGCCCCATGTAAAACACGCCCAAATCCGTATCGACGGCAGATTTGCGAGATATGGCCCCGCAAGAGGTTCCAACGCGAGAAAATGAGTAAATAAACGGCGGGCCTGCGTATACAGCCGCGTGACTGTCTGTGTCCGTTATGATTAGCGTCTGCCCCTTGGTGCGGATCGCCTGCATGATCTGGCCAGACGTCTGCAGGATTTGCGATCCAGCTTGGTTGGTGGATGCGGGCGTCCATAGGGTGTTGTTCTCCTGATCGCACCATGACACTGTACGCGGGTTGCCGCCCGCGCCAAGCGCAAAGATAAAACGCTCCTCAGTGACCAACAGGCCAAGATTCCCAACCGGAGCATTTGCAATTACCGCAGCGTCGCTGCCTGTGCCAAGCTGCCACTCAAGAAGGCGCCCGTCATCCTTGTGGCAGGCAACCAAGTATTCGCCAAAATTATCCAAGCTCCACGTCGTTGCCTCTGCGGGCACAGAAGATGCAAGTTGCTGACGCGGCGTGCCGTAGTAGCCTGTGCCGTAAAAGCTGTATCCATACCCCGTTTCAATTTCGGCGTCTTCACGTCCAGCCGCTAAGTCGCTTGGCGTGATGTCATAGATGATCCCAGCGCCAGTCATGGCTTTCAGCTCGCTGTGCGAGCCCCCAGCAAGCCACGCAGACCCGTCGTTGCTTTCCCAAGCGTGCATCCCGCGCACAGGGTTGGTGCAGAACGATGCTTTTCGTTCTTGCCAGCCGCCGATCGGGCGTAAGCTGTTATCGCGCCACCGCACCAAGCTGCCATCGCGCCAGCGCCCAGACTGCTCGAGGTCAGTGCCGTTTCGGTAAAATCCAGCGGGGATATCAAGAGGAATAAGTGTCATACTGCCTCGTATATTATTACAAGCTTGCCTACATCGCCTGTGCCTCCAGTAGATGAGCCGGAGGTGCTACCATCTCCCGTAACAACCGCAGGGCCAGCACCGCCGCCAGACGAAGGGGGTATTGACTGTGGGCCGGTAACATTTTTACCAGAGTAAAAACTGGCAATAGAGGCGGCAACATCTATATCTGTAACACCAGATCCACTACTTGTACCAGCATTGCCTGCAGTGCCAGACCCAGTAGAGCCGCCCGTATAACCCAAACCACCCGTACCGCCTGTGCAAGATATACTTACGCCGGTAAAGCTTAATGTGCTGGTGCCGCCAGTGCCGCCAGTGCTTGAGATACCAAATGAGCCCGGAACGCCATTAGTAAATGAACCCGCCCCTGCGGCACCAGCGGTAAAAGAAGCGCCAATTAAAGTGGTTACATCGCTGACAAAAAAGCCAAAGTCACCGCCAGCGCCACCAGACGCGCCTGATCCCCTTGCAAAATTGCCATATACTACGCCGGCGCCGCCGCCGCCGCCGCCAGACACTCCAATCCAAGCACCGGCACTTCCGTTTATGTCATTTGCAGTTAAGGTTATTGAGCTGGTAAAAGTATCTGAGGTAAGGACAAAAACATTCTGCTTACCACGAAAGTCATCAATAGATATAGCCCCGCTGGAAGGTATACTGGAAAGGACGCCATAGTATTCTGAAAGCGATATGGGATTTGAGCCGCCAAACTCAGTCTGTATATCACTGAGGCTTGCTGTTCCTGCGGGCACAGACATGCTTGAATACCCTCCTACAAGCTGCCAAAGGCGGTCACATCGCCTGTGACAGTTAAATTTCCACTGGAATCAATCCTCATTTTAGCAACACCGTTGTAAGCAAACGTAAGATTGGTGCCGCTTGCAGTTGCTGTCCAATTTTGCGTTCCACCAGAAACAGTAAGTGATGGGGTAGTTACAGTGCCGGTGAATGTCGGAGAGGACAGCGGCGCATAAACGCCACTTAATGCGTTAAACTGCGTCTGGATATTGCTGGTCACACCATCCACATGGTTTAATTCTGCCGCTGTCGCCGTCACGCCGTCAAGTATGTTAAGCTCGGCTGCCGTAGACGTGACCGCGGTACCGCCCACCTTCCACGATCCAGCGGTCAAGTCAGGCGTGCTGGCGGTCACTCCGTTTAATACATTTACAAGATCATCAAGAGCAGTGTTCGTTATAGTGCCCCACTGGTCTTCCGAGCCGCCCACCGTCGCTTTGGTTATCGTGATTGTCATGTCAAATCCTCATCTTTCGCTGAGTATACTACGTCCGCACTAAATCGTCTACGCTTGGCTAATCTATCCGCTCAAAGTGCGGGCCATCTATAAACGGCCTGCGCGATTGCGACCTGCGAAGATCGATGTAAGCGTTCATAGCCTCTTCCATCGTTCCTTCCCACTTTCTAATATCCATTGGGTATGGCATTTCGGCTGTAGCCCACGCCGCGCCCCAGCATATAGGCACATTGAGCTGTATGGCCGCCTCTTTGATGGCATCCGCCAAATCATCATAGACCGACAGCTCCCAACTTGCTCTACCATTTATGAAGGCCATGATATCGAATGCCTTTCCCTCAAGGTGCTTTGATTTCATGGTTTGACTTGCGCCTTTGGCGACCAGCTCCTTTTGCTGTTCAATGGTTCTCATCCCCTGCACCACACCAAAATCGGTCTTCGTCAGCGTGATGGCCATCTTCACGACTGCCTGCAGGCCATCATCAATACCCTCAAGCCTATCAAGGCTGCGTCTGCTCAATTTAAACGTCATTTCGTCACCTGTTTAACCTTTTCATATGATCTCATACCCGCCAATCCAAGCATACCCGTCAACACCGGCATCATCACCGACATGTCGGCCTGTGGCACCATGAACCCAAACCCCGCAGCTATTGGCGAGATCAGGAAGTTTACCGCCAGACCCAGAACGCACACATAGCCGCACAGCGGCCTCCACGACGCTTGAAACCAGTTTCCGGCTGCCTCTGCCTTATTGACCTCTATCTGCGCCAGCATGGCCTCCTGAGCCTGCTTGTCGGCAAGCGTGGCCAGCTCGTGCGCCATCTTGGCAGCGGCATCCTTGTCTTGGATAAACTTGCCAGCGAGATCCGTTGCAGGCCCGATCAGGGCGCTCAGAATGCTCATTTCTCAGACCCCAGCCACACGGCAAAAGCACCAGTCATGGCACCGGCAACAACGCTAATAAGCGCGCTCTGCTGCGTGCTAAGGTCAGGCTGCGTCAGCGCCCACTCGATGCAGCGTATATACATAATCGTCATCACGGCCATCATCAGACGCGGCATGATCTTATATTCCAAAAGCTTTTCCATCTTACACCTCTATGTTGATGTTTGTGCCTTGCGGCCTGTCAGCATTGGTCTTGGTGCCGAACCTATCATAAGCCTTGCCCAGATCCAACTTCTGCTCCCTGAGCGCGTCCAGATGCGCGTGGTTGGCCCTATGCTCCTTGGCTACCCTCTGCTCCACCAGATGCGCTTCTATGCGCTCACGCGACTGCGTTTGCTGGTGTATGTCCGACTGCACGTTGAACGGCGCGCTGCCTATGCCTGACACGCCGTCAGCCATCAGCGGCGCACCGCAATCCAGACAAAGCCAAACAGCGCGCCAACGCAGATCAGGAACAGGAACAAGCCAGCCGCCCACGCGATGATCGTCTCCTTGCGCTCGATGCGCTTGTACATCGCGTCCTTCTGCTTCTGCCGGATCTCGTTTTCCATGCGGATCAGCTCCTGCCACGCAGACGGGCCAAGCGTCTCGCTAATCATCTTGCGCAGCTCGTCGCGCATATTCTCGCGCTGCTTCTTCTGCACAAACAGATCCATCGCCTGCTGCTCTACGCTGCCGAAGCTCTGATACCATTTTGGGTTTTCTACGCGCTTCGCTGCAAAGTCGAAGTCGCTGATCGCCTTAGACCAGCGCCCCAGATCGCCTGCCATGCCCTCCAGATCCCGCCCGATCTGACAGCCTTTGCGTATTGCATTGAACGCTGTGGACGCTGCCATAATTGCCGTGGCGGGGTCTATCATGGCTCATCGCTCCATCAGGCGGTCTATTTTCTCTTCGATGCGATCAAAGCGCGAAACGATCTGCGCCATGACGGCGCTGCTGTCTGCCTTGGTGACATAATCTTTAGCCATTTCTTCGCGGGTCTTGTTTAGCAGAATATTGAGGCGCTGCATCTCGTCCACAGCGCTCTTCAACACCCAGCCGATCAGGCCCAGTCCGGCAGTCAATGCAGCCGTCCAAAGCAGATCAGCGTCCATCACGCCGCTTCCTGTTCTGTCCAAGTGTTGGCAGATTTTAACTGCTCAGCCCAAGTCGTCGGCGTGACGGGCTCCTCCTGCCACTTAAACCTCGCAAACCCGACATCTACAGATCCACACAAAACGCCATCAGTCGTAATCTGATGATCCTGCGCAATCGCAGTGTTTGCCGCTGTTGGGTTTGATGTATTAACGTCATTTGCTGCAATGTTGTGAACCTGAGTTATCGCTGATGTAGCGATTGTCGGGTTTTGCGTGAAAACATCATTGCCAGCCAAAACGTGCTGAATGATCGCAGTCGCAGTTGGAATGCTTACCGATCCGGCGCTTACATCATTTGCCGCAATGCTGTGAACCTGAGTTATTGCGGATGTAGCGACCGTTGGGGTTTGAGCCGATACATCGGCACCCGCCAACGTGTGTTCTTGAGTAAATACACCATCGCCGACACGAACATGCCCCGCAATAACATTGGGTGCCGAAAAGCTTTCATCCTCAAAGCATGTTAAATTTGGCACGCTTGCTGGGTTGGCAGTATAAACCAGTGTTACGACATGATCTTGAGATATTGCCGTGGTGTCCACGGTCGGCACGCCGGTAGAAACGCTTTCGTTCGGAATAGTTTGCTCAAACGTACCTACATCAGCAATCGCTACACTGGATATTGGGCTTCCGCTAATCATTTAAATCCACCTTGGCCCCTCAAACCATGCCACCAAAGAACGTCTTGTGCCGCTTGTCACAGGCTGCACTGCATGTTGCAAATAGCTTGGGAAAACTAATACCGTTCCCTTTTCTTTGGAGCTTTTGTCGGGGCTTTGACACTCGCTAAACGAAAAATCGCCGCCTTCATATTCATCTGGGCTCGATAGCTGCACGGTCACTGATAATTTACGGTCTAAGCCATCATCGCGGTTCCAATCAATGTCGTGATGCCAAGAGTAGTGACCGCCTTCTGAGCCTAAGTATTCTGTAAACTGGATGTCAGCTTTTTTGTAAATATGAGCCTTGAAAGCATTTCTATTCGCCATGTCTACAAAGTTGTGCAAAAGATCCAAAACAGGCTTGTTGTTCGTAAGCCATGCAACGCGGCTTTTACGAACATCAGATCCACCTTCATTAAAAGTTGATGCTTCCGTTGTATTGCCAGCCAACTTCACGATTTCGTCAACCTTATATTCGGGGATTGCTCCAGAAAACATCTGCCAGTTTTGCCGCGTCATGGCTTTGTAGGCCAATCGCTATCGGCCAAATTAGGCCAATTAGCATGGGTGGTTATATCGCGCAAAGCCTGACGATAAGAACGCTGTTCTTCAGTCATTATAAGATCCCCTACTGCCCACCAATCTGTTGCCTCTAATAAAGAATTTCGCTTCTCTCTACCCACAGTAGGAGCAATATGCTGATCGTAATAATCGTGTTGTTGCTTTTGTTCAGAAATCTCTTCTGCGGTTAATTCTACCTGAACACCGTCAACATTTTTAAATAAAGTTGTCATAATTATTATTTCCTACGTTATCGTCCAAACTTCATAACGACCATTATAGTTACTGCCTGACACGTAATTTTCTAATCTAATCTTATCTATTGCAGCGGTTTGCCTCCACCTATGAGTGCCATGCGCCTCGTTATTATAAACAAGTTGATGACTTGCGTTTTGACTTTCAAAGCGGTGGAAAAATTCAAAGTGCCCAAATTTCTTTTCTGTCGTACTTTTGGGGTTTCTAATCTCTATAAAGCCGTCAAAGTAATCACAGGCATCCGTACAAACCCAAATAGATTGGTTGTTTGTTAGGTTGCTGGAGCTACTGTAGCCTCTCGAAAATCCCGTAGTGTCATAGTTAGAGTTAGGCCAACCTGCTGTATCATAACCGCTATTTACAGGCTTAATCCGTATGTAACATTTGTTATTGCTATAGCTATTACTTGTTGAGACATCATAAAACACAACCTTAACA